ATTAGCTCTTCAAGATTCTAATTTAATACCTATACTTGTTAATGCAATACAAGAACTAAAAGCTGAAATAGAATTATTAAAAAATAAATAATTAACTTAGTAAAAAATTAAATAATGGCAAATTTTTATAAATGGACAATAAATCAAATGAACGCCCGTATCGAAGAAGATGGGAATCAAAACGTAATCTACACAGTACATTGGACATATACCGCTCAAGACGACAAAGACTCGCAATACACCGCTAGCCAAATAGGAACTTACTCTTTGCAGTATGATCCGTCAACGCCTTTTGTTCCTTACGCAGATGATGAGGCATTTGAGAATATAGTAATTGGATGGTTAAAAGACGGTTTGCCTGTTGCTGACATGGAAGCAAATTTATCTAAACAAATAGATTTAGAAAAAAAACCTATTGATGAAGATTTATACTTCACATGGGATAATCCACCATTACCACCTATTGAAGAATAATATTATTTTACTATATTTGTTTTTTATAACTTAAATTAAATTAAATACAATGGCAAAAAAAATTACAGAAGAAGAATTAAAAAGACTTCAAGGCATGAATGCTGAGTTTACAAAAACTAAACTAGCACTCGCAGATTCATTACTTCAACAAAAAGAATTAATGGTTCAAATGGACAACCTAAGATCTGCATTTAAAGTTGATGAAAAAAATCTAATGGAGGCTTACGGAAAAGATGTTTCTATAGATTTAGCAACTGGAGAAATAAAAGAAAACATAGAAGAGGCACAAACTGTACAAAAATAAAAAATGGCAAGAATAAGTAACACTAGCGTTTATCCAAATATTAATCCTGTATTATCAGATTACTTTGTGTTGACTGATGCTAATGATGACTTAGCTACTAAAACTTGTACACTAGAGTCTTTACAACAACTTTATAATATTGATGTAATTTCTAAGTCTATAACAGTTTCACCACTTTACCTAAGTGTTTTAGCGACTCAAGATTTTGAAATACTTCCTGCGCCAGGTTCTGCATATGTATATGACATACAAAGAATTCTTGTTTTTATGGATCCAGGCTCAACAGTGTATGATTTTGCAACAGACACTCCTAGTTTTGATATGGGTAGTATAGCCGCGGGAGACATTTCTTTAGCAACTATGAATTCTGCTACTGATTATGTTGCTTCAGTTTATACGGGAGGTGGAGCATCTCAGATTCCTATTAATACAGCGGTGGTTTTGTCAAAAGCTGGCAGTAATCCTACACAAGGTAATGGAACTCTATATGTTAATATTTCTTACAGAAAACTAAAGTTAAATTCAACCTTCTAGACAAATGGACATCCGTAAGATTTCCATAGGAGCAGATTACAAGTCTGGTGCCATGCATTATATTGTAGGGCAGAATGTTTTAGGGGGTTCATATATTATTCATTTAATTCAACACGATGCAAATTCTAATTCATTTAAAATATGGATAGAAAAGAATCAAGAATTAATTATGTGGAAGGAGTTTAAAAACACAATGCCTATTTCTGTAGAATATAATCTAAACTTTTAATGCAGTCACCACATTCTTTCATAGTTCGACCAGTAAAAGGGAGAAGGTATGATAATATAAAAGACATTGGTGGTATTGACTTTATAACCAGTGTTTCTAAAGAAGACCACAAAGCATCTAATAGACATGCAGAAGTTGTGTCTACGCCAGTAAATTATTCTGGAGATATAAAAAAAGGAGATGTACTTTTAGTTCATCACAATGTTTTTAAATTTTATTTTGACATGAAGGGTAGAGAAAAAAGTGGTAAAAGTTTTTTTAAAGATGATTTATTTTTTATCGACAATGACCAGTTTTTTTTATATAACAAAAAAGGTAAATGGTATGGTCATGACAAATATTGTTTTGTAAAACCTGTTCCTAAAAAAGATTTTTATTTAAAAGCTGTTGGTGTTAAAGAAGAACCTTTGCATGGTGTAATAAAATACTCAAACAAACAATTAGAACAATTAGGTGTTAATGAAGGTGATGAGGTTTGTTTTACTCCTAACAGTGAATATGAGTTTTATGTTGATGAAGAAAAATTATATCGTATGTTTACCAATAACATAGCATTAACACTATAATGGATAATAAAAAAATAAAAGAAGAAATAATAAAGGCTGGTGAACAAGCAGTTATACAATTAATAAAAGTAGCAAAAGAAGATATTATTAAATACGATAAAGATGATGAGTTGGCAGCTGACAGATTGAAAAATGCAGCCGCTACAAAAAAACTTGCTATCTTTGATGCATTCGAGATATTAAAAAGAATTGAAGATGAAAAGCAATTAATAGATGGAATTGACATAGTAAAAAATAATACACCTAAAGGATTTGCAGAATCAAGATCAAAATAGTTTATATAGAAAATTGTACAAAATTGTGCCAAACAATGTTATGGCAACAAAAAACAGAGCTCGTACATGGCTATATGGTTATAATCCTAAATATGATTTTGTAGTTATTTCTAAAACTGGGCAAATTGACCAAATAATAAATATAAATGGTTTAAATATAGCCTTACCTAAACCCCCCGCACACGTGCACACGCGAGACAAAAAAAACAAAGAACAGTACTGGGAACCTCATGTTTTACCTAAAGAATTAAAAAAAATACAATCTATATTTCATTGGCATGAAACCCCACCTCAATTTAAAAATAAATGGGTAGATTATATTGAGCAAGAGTTTGATAGAAGAGAAGAAGGTTTTTGGTTTATGAATAATGGAGAATCGACTTATATTACAGGCACACATTATATGTATTTGCAATGGACAAAAATTGATGTTGGTCATCCAGATTTTAGAGAGGCAAATAGATTGTTCTATATTTTTTGGGAAGCATCTAAAGCGGATAAAAGAAGTTTTGGCATGTGTTATTTAAAAATAAGACGTTCTGGATTTTCATTTATGAGTTCATGTGAAGGTGTAAACACCGCGACTATAACTAAAGACTCTAGAATAGGTATACTTTCTAAAACTGGTGCCGATGCAAAAAAAATGTTTACAGATAAAATAGTTCCAATATCAAACAACTATCCTTTCTTTTTTAAACCTATTCAAGACGGTATGGATAAGCCTAAAACTGAATTAGCTTATCGAGTTCCAGCTTCTAAGATTACTAAAAAAAATATGTATGTTATAGATGAGGAAGAGTTAGAAGGATTAGACACTACAATTGACTGGAAGAATACATCTGACAACAGTTATGATGGAGAGAAGCTACAGTTATTATTACACGATGAAAGTGGTAAATGGGAAAGACCAGAAAATATATTAAACAACTGGCGTGTAACTAAAACATGTCTAAGGTTAGGTAGTAAGGTTATTGGTAAGTGTATGATGGGATCAACCTCCAATGCTTTAGATAAAGGAGGTGCAAATTTTAAATCTTTATATGAAGATTCTGATTGTATGAAAAGAAATTCCAATGGGCAAACAAAAAGTGGTTTGTATAATCTGTTTGTGCCTATGGAATGGAATATGGAAGGGTTTATTGACAGACATGGAATGCCAGTGTTTAAAAACCCACAAGAACCTATTATGGGTATAGATGGTGAATTAATATATCAAGGTGCAATTAATTATTGGGAGAATGAGGTAGAGTCTTTAAAGAGTGATCCAGATGCTTTAAATGAATTTTATAGACAATTTCCTAGATCAGAGTCACATGCATTTAGAGATGAAAGCAAACAATCACTATTTAATTTAACAAAAATATATCAACAAATAGATTACAACGATTCTTTAATTATGCAACATCATGTAACCCAAGGAGGGTTTCATTGGAAAGATGGTATAAAAGATTCTAAGGTAATATGGAGCCCAAATAAAAGAGGAAGATTTTTTGTAACTTACATTCCAAAGGCTTCGCTTCAAAATAACGTTATAGAAAGAGGAGGGCAGAAACGACCAGGAAACGAACATCTTGGCTCGTTTGGTTGTGACTCTTATGATATTTCTGGAGTAGTTGTTGGGAAAGGTTCTAATGGATCATTACATGGGCTTACTAAATTTAATATGGATGATGCACCTAGTAATGAATTTTTTCTTGAATATATAGCCAGACCACAAACAGCTGAAATATTTTTTGAAGAAGTCTTGATGGCTTGTGTTTTTTATGGTATGCCAATTTTATGTGAAAATAATAAACCACGTTTATTATATCATTTTAAAAATAGAGGATATAGAGGGTATTGTTTAAATAGACCTGATAAAAAATATAATAAGTTGTCAAAAACAGAAAGAGAATTAGGTGGTATACCTAATAGCTCAGAAGATGTAAAACAATCTCATGCATCTGCAATTGAGTCTTATATAGAAAAACATATAGGATTGGATTTAGAAGAAACATATAGAGATAAAGATATAATGGGAAGTATGTATTTTCAAAGAACTTTAGAAGATTGGGCAAAATTTGACATAAACAACAGAACACGATTCGATGCTGCTATTAGTTCAGGCCTAGCAATTATGTCTAATCAAAAACACCTATATACCCCAACTCAAAAACAATCAAAAATAAGCATTAACTTTGCAAGATATAATAACAAAAGTTCAGTTAGTCAATTACTTAAAAGATGAAAGACGTTACAATTAATATACAATCTGCAGCTTTCCCTGATCAGTTTGTTTCAGATGCAACAAAAGACACTGTAGAATACGGTTTACAGATAGGACAAGCAATACAATATGAATGGTTTAGAAGAGATAATGGTTCTTGTAGATTTTATGATCAATGGGGTGAGTTCATGCGCCTGCGCATGTACGCGCGAGGGGAGCAATCAATTGCTAAATATAAAAACGAATTAGCTATAGATGGTGATTTATCTTATTTAAATTTAGACTGGACACCAGTTCCAATTATCCCAAAGTTTGTTGACATCGTTGTAAATGGAATGTCTAACAGACTTTTTAAAGTAAAAGCATATGCTGAAGACGCAATGTCTGCCGAAAAAAGAAATGAGTTTCAAAAACAAATTGAAGGTGAAGTAATAGCAAAACCTTTATTTAATCAGATACAAGAAGAGTTTGGCATAAATGTATTTCAAACCAATCCTGATCAATTACCTGAATCAGATGAGGAAATGGAATTGTATATGAATATGAAATACAAACCAGCTGTAGAAATTGCTGAAGAGGTTGCGATAAATACATTATTTTCTGAAAATCATTATAACGATATTAGAAGTAGAGTTGATTATGATTTAACTACATTAGGTATAGGAATAACTAAACATGAATTTCTGCTAGGACAAGGTGTGAAACTAGATTATGTAGATCCTGCGAATGTAGTATACAGCTATACAGAAGATCCTTATTTTAAAGATTGTTTTTATTGGGGTGAAATTAAAACTGTTCCTATGACGGAGTTAATTAAAATTGATCCTTCATTAACTGATACTGATTTGAATGAAATAGCAAAGTATAGTCAGTCATGGTATAATTATTTTAACACATCTCAGTTTTATGAAAACAGTATGTTTTATAGAGATACTGCAACATTAATGTATTTTAATTATAAAACCACACACTCATTTGTATATAAAAGAAAAAAATTATCTGATGGCTCTTATAAGACTGTACAGAAAGATGACCAGTTTAATCCACCTCAAGAAATGATGGAAGAGGGTAACTTTGAAAAAGTTGAAAAAAGAATTGATGTATGGTATACTGGTGTAATGGTTATGGGTACTAATATTGTCTTAGAATGGAAATTAGCTGAAAATATGGTAAGACCAAAATCAGCAAATCAATTTGCTTTGCCTAATTATGTAGCATGTGCACCAAGAATGTATAAAGGACAATTAGAGTCTTTAGTTAGAAGAATGATTCCTTTTGCCGATTTAATACAAATGACACATTTAAAAATTCAACAAGTTGTTTCTAGAATTGTACCAGATGGTGTTTTTATAGATGCAGATGGTTTAAATGAAGTTGATTTAGGAAATGGAAATGCATATAATCCAGAAGATGCATTAAGATTATATTTTCAAACTGGTAGTGTAATAGGTAGAAGTTATACTCAAGATGGAGAATTTAATAATGCTAAAGTACCTATACAACAGTTAACTGCTAATAGTGGTTCTAGTAAAATGCAAATGTTAATTGCAAATTATAATCACTATTTAGACATGATTAGGTCTGTAACAGGTTTAAATGAGGCACGAGATGGTTCTACACCAGATCCTAACTCTTTAGTTGGTGTACAAAAACTTGCAGCACTTAATAGTAATACAGCTACACGTCATATTTTAGATGGTAGCTTGTATATAACTAGAACAATTGCAGAGTGTCTATCTATTAGAACAGCTGATATATTAGAATTTGCTGATTTTAAAGATGAATTTGTAATGCAAATAGGTAAATATAATGCTGGTATTTTAGAAGAAATAAAAGATTTATATATCTATGATTTTGGCATATTCATTGAAATGTCACCAGATGAGGAAGAAAAAGCTATGCTCGAAGCTAATATACAAATGGCTTTGTCTAAAGAAAACATAAGTCTAGAAGATGCTATTGACATTAGAGAAATTAATAATCTCAAAATGGCAAATCAATTACTTAAGTTGAAACGTAAACAAAAACAAGAGCAAGAGCAACAACAAAGAATGCAAGAGCAACAAATGGCTGCTCAGATGCAGATGCAGGCTGAACAAGCTAAAGCACAATTAGAGGCTCAAAAAGTTCAAATGGAAACTCAATCTAAAATGCAAGTAAAACAAGCTGAAATAAGTTTTGAAATTGAAAAACTTAAAAATGAAGCTATGTTAAAAGAACAACTAATGCAAACTGAATTTAATTTCCAAATGCAGTTAAAAGGAATGGAACAACAGGGTTTACAACAAAGAGAAAACGAAAGAGAAAACGCTAAAGACTCTAGAATAAGCCAACAATCTACTCAAACCTCAAAAATGATTGAGCAAAAGAAAAGAGATTTACCTGCAATAAACTTTGAATCAAACGAAGATAGTTTAGATGGGTTTGACTTAGCCGAATTTGAACCAAGATAAGCTTAATTTAGTATTTAATTTTTGTTTAACTTTGTTTTAAATTTAATCTAATTTAATATTATGGAAATAAAAGTAAGAGACTTAGGACATAAAGAAGAAAAGTCCAGAGCTGAAATTGAAGAGTCATTGTTACAAAAACATGAAGAGAAGTTTGAAGACAGTGAGCAACAAGCAGAACAAACAGATACAGTAAAAGTTTTAAACGAAAACGATACTGAAAAAGAAACTCCCTCATCAGAGACAATTGATGAAACTCCCTCATTAGAGTTAAATGATGAAAACGTTCTTTCTTATATTAGAGATAGATACAACAAAGATATAAATTCAGTTGATGAATTGTTTGAGGAAAAAGAAGCAAACGAAGAATTACCTGAAGATGTGTCTGCGTATTTAAAGTACAAAAAAGACACTGGACGTGGAATCCAAGATTTCTATAATTTACAGAAAGATTACGATTCTATGGAAGATGACTCTGTACTTGCTAGTTATTATAGTATAACCGAAGATGGGTTAGATGCTATTGACATTCAAGATATTATTGAGGAAAAATTTAGTTTTGATGAAGAATTAGATGAGCCTCGCGATATCAAGAAAGTAAAACTAGCGAAAAAACGAGAACTTGCGAAAGCGAAAAAGTTTTTGAATGAGCACAAAGATAAATACAAAATGCCTCTTGAGTCAAGCGGGGATCAGTTATCTAATGATCAACAAGAAAATTTAAATGCTTATGAAAGTTATCTTAAAGAATCTAAATCTATTGAGGAGCAAAACAAAAAGAAGTATAATTACTTCCTAAATAAAACCGATGAGGTTTTTAACAATGAATTCAAAGGTTTTGAGTTTAATGTGGGAGATAATAATATAACTTTTAAACCTGGGACAGGTGAAGAGCTTAAAAATGTGCAGTCCGATTTTAACAATTTTGTTAATAAATACATGGACAAACAAACAGGGCTAATTGCTGATCCTAAGGGATATCATCGTTCACTAGCAGTAGCTATGAACCCTGAGAAATTTGCTCAATTTTTTTACGACCAAGGTGTTTCGGCAACTGTGGATAATGTTTCTAGAAAATCTAAAAACATAAACATGGACATTAGAAACGCTGCTCAACAAACTGTCACAAAAGATGGTATGAGAATAAGGGCTGTAGGAGATACCAATAGCGGAAGAGGACTTAAAATTAGAAGTATAAAAAAAGTTTAACAAATTAAAAATTTAAATTATTATGGCAGTACAAGCGGTACCCGGATTCGATTTACAACCGAGTTCACAACAAGTCCCTGTATCAACTAATTATCTGTCTTCGGCAGACTTTACTTGGTTACAGCAATATCTTCCTGACACTTACGAAAAAGAATTCGAAAGATACGGGAATAGAACAGTAGCATCATTCTTAAGAATGGTAGGCGCTGAAATGCCTTCTAACTCTGATCTTATCAAATGGGCAGAACAAGGAAGGTTACACAATAAATACACAGGTTTAACAACAGCATCAGGAGCAGCTTCTGATACAGCAGTATTCGTTATTCCAGCGGCAGATTTTAATCCAGCATTAGCTTCGCCAAATTTGGCAGCTCTTAGAGCAGGACAAACAGTAATGTTAAGTTCTTCTGTAGCAGGATCTACACTATCAGCTAAAGGAATTGTAACTGTAGCACCTACTGGAGCAGGAGCAGGAGCTAGAACTTTCAGTGTAGGATTTTATGAAGCAGCAGGTATGCCTGCGTTTACTTCAGGTTCTATAGATTGTTTTATTTATGGTTCTGAATTTGCAAAAGGAACAAACGGAATGGTTGGTTCAAATGAAGCAGATGATTTTATCTTTCAAAACAAACCTATTATTATCAAAGACAAGTATGAAGTGTCTGGTTCTGATATGGCTCAAATCGGTTGGATTGAAATCCAGTCTGAAAACGGAGCTAATGGATATTTATGGTATCTTAAATCTGAGCACGAAACAAGACTTAGATTTGAAGATTATTTAGAAACAGCTATGGTGGAAGCAGTTCCAGCAGAAGCAGGTTCAGATGCAGGTAATTATCTGCAAGGTTTAGTAGCAGGTGGTGCATCAGCAGCAGAGAAATCTGGTTCTGATGGTATCTTCTATGTTGTTGAAAATAGAGGTAATGTTTTTGGTGGAGGTAATCCAACTAGTTTAGCTCAGTTTGATAGTGTTATACAAAGACTAGACAAGCAAGGAGCTATTGAAGAAAATGTTATTTTCTTAAACAGAAATTTCTCATTTGATATTGATGATATGTTAGCACAACAAAACTCTTATGGAGGTGGTGGTACATCATATGGTCTATTTGACAATGATAAAGACATGGCTTTAAATCTTGGTTTTACAGGATTTAGAAGAGGTTATGATTTTTACAAGTCAGACTGGAAATATCTTAATGATCCTACAATGAGAGGTGGAATTATTGGTGGTGCAGTAAATGGACTTTTAGTTCCTGCTGGATCAACAACAGTTTACGATCAAATCTTAGGAAAGAATGCTAAAAGACCATTCTTACACGTTAGATATAGAGCTTCTGAAACTGAAGATAGAAGATACAAAACTTGGATAACTGGTTCAGCTGGTGGTGCAAGAACTTCTGACTTAGATGCGATGGAAGTCAATTTCTTAAGTGAAAGAGCTGTATGTACTTTAGGTGCAAACAACTTCTTTATTTTTAAGGACTAATATTATTGTAAATTTTACCCCTACTTCGGTGGGGGTAATATTTATTTTTTACTGGAATTAAATTAAATTAAATTAAATAAAATGAAAAAAAAAGCAAAATACGTTACTAAAATATATAAGCTTACTGGTAACAAAGCACCTCTCTCATACATGTTATCATCAAGGCATTCTCAAAGATCTCCTTTGTTATATTTTGATGAAGAACAAGGAATTAATAGACCATTAAGATACGCAAGAAATCAAAAAAGTCCATTTGAAGACCAACAAGACGGTAATGCAATTCTCGAACCTATAGTGTTCGATGATGGTATGCTAGTAGCTCAAAAAGAAGACCAAGTACTACAAGAGTTTTTACATTATCATCCTGGTAATGGGAAAGTGTTTATAGAGGTTAATAAAGAGCAAGATGCATTAGATGAGCTTTCAGATGCAGAAAGTGTTTTAGAAGCTCAAATAATAGCAAAAGAACTGTCTAGTAATACTCAGAAATTATTACAAGTATCTAGATTTTT